GTCACTCTTCTATAAAATAAAGTCGTTTCCTTCTAATATAACCACTTAAATATTTTTCAGTTATGACAGTCACTCTTCTATAAATTAAAGTCGTTTCCTTCTATTATATCTACTTAAATATTTTTCAGTTATGATCGGTCACTGTTCTATAAAATAAAGTCGTTTTATTCATATATAATCCGTAATTAATGTGTTCATATAAATATCGTCGAGGTACACACCATGTCATTTACTGTAAGAACCATAACTAACGAAACGACCGCAGCTAAATCCGAGAGGGAGAAGAATGAATTTTTATCTGAAGTTGTTTCATTCTTAGATTATGTTCACACTTCCACATTGTCAGGATTCAAACAATCCGAAGGTGTGTTGAATGATGATATTTACGATAATAACGAACTAATCAATCACAAGACAAAGATAACAAACTTGTTGAATAAAACAATAGTTGGTATGACACCGTCAGAATTAACAGAATATAATTCAACGAAATCAAAAAACAATTCAACAACAATATCTGGCATTCACACTCACGATATATTTAGAGATGTTTTAACAAGACAAGGGTCAGATACATCGCAATCAAATAATAGAAGACTTGTATTCTCCGCGTTATCCCAATCTGGAAAAATAGTTTTTATGACACCTGATAGAAATATAGCTGTGGTCATTAAAGATGTTTATGTATCCACAACCGATTTAGGTTTAGAAGTTGACGGATATATTGTTGGTTCTGATATGTTCAATCTTTTCAATGGTTTAGGTAAGGACGCAATGATCATTAGAATTAAATCTAATATGGTATCATTCGCTTTTCCGTTTAATGGTCCTAACTCAGCGATGTGGACCAAATCGGACGGATGGAGTAACGGTAATCCATTCCAAGTTGGATGGCGTTCTGACCACGTTAGTTTTACCAATGGGTTGTTGAATATTACATTAGATAATAACCCATTGTGTTCAGTTGGTTCATCGGCTTGTTCAAATCAACCATACGCTAGTGGTGAATACAAAACCAATAAACCATTATCGTACGGTACTTCCACATTTTCAGTTAAACCGACTAAAGGTTCAGGTGTAGTTAATGGTGTATTCATGTACACTGGTGTATTCGGAACAACTAGTCACGACGAAATTGATATCGAATTCTTGGGAAAAGACACAACTACAGTTCAACTAAACTATTTCCACAACGGCATTGGTGGACACGAAGTATTGATTAATTTGGGATTTGATGCGTCATTGGCGTTCCACACATACACTATAGAGTGGTTACCGAACAGCATTAAGTGGTTAATTGATGGTGTAGTTGTACACACTGTCACGACTTCAATTCCAAATAAACCGATGAATTTGTTCCTTAATCTATGGGCGACGACTGGTGTGGATGCGTGGTCAGGACCGTTTACGTATACAACACCATTGACATTTTCAATAGATTCGTGTAGTTATGTCGGAGTATCTCAAGATACGTATGAAGTAGAAACCGTTAATGACGCGTGGTTCGATTCTGATTCAAATTCAGCGTGTGGTGAAGTCTTTTCGTTATTAAACATACCAACAACTGAACACGTTATTTATGTACCAACAAATAAACTATCATTCGACACGATATATCAAGCAACTAAAGTAGTTGGTGGATTAGATTATAATTTATCTTATAATAGAAACGCTATGACGAAATCCATCTTATAAATATAATAATAAAAGGAGATTAAATGAAACCCATCTTAATGAGTGCAGAAAACCCAACAGGACACAAGTTGGATGTCTTGGTTAGTCAACTGATGTTGGAAATTTTAGACAAAAATAAAAAGATTGTACACGATCAATCTGAAGAAGCTAGAATGGTTTTCCAAAACAACATCGGAATCATCGAATATCTAACGAACGTTCGTGACTTGCAGATTGGTTCAATGGAATGTTTGGATTTATTAGCTGAAAACGAAGGTCCGAATGGCAATCCGCGTATTGGTGTGTCTAGAACATACGACATGAAACCACTATGATTATGATGAGATCCATGTTTATTGTGATGTTATTGTGTTTGTCGACTGTTGCATACTCCAATCCCATGAACTCTGTTAATTGTGATCAGATATTGGATAAAACGTATTATAAGATATGTTTCGACTATAACTACAAGGGCGCTAAATACGTCACTTATACTTTACATGGATATAACATGGATCTCATCAACATTAAGAAGAGACCTGGGTTTTATTCTGACAGATCCATTCCTAAACAATACAGAACCAAATCGAAAGATTATACTCATAACGCATTCCATGCAGACAGAGGTCATTTAGCACCTGATGCATCGTTTGATTGGTCCCGCGATTCATTGCATTCTGTTTATTCAATGGCTAATATTATCCCTCAATACAAAGTAATTAACAGACGAACGTGGATCAAGGCAGAACGTAGGGAACGATATTTAGCCAAACAATACAAAGTCGTTAATGTTGTGAATGGTGTTGTGTATGGACCAAACCCCAAACGAATCGGTAAAATAGGTTTGGCTTATCCAGTGGCATTTTGGAAAAGAATATATAATAAAGATATCGACGAATGTTATTATTACAAAAACGACAAAATCAAGAGTTCTCGTGGTGACACGTTAGAATCTCACAGAGTGAATTGTAAGTTCTTGAAATAACCGTTGACTTCTGATTAGTTTTAGTGTAGACTTCCTGTGTTGGAAGGAGATATGACATGGTCATAACAAAGAACGAATTTCTTAGTTTAATATTACACGGAATAAGCACCAAAGAACTCGAACAATATGATTATTCGAGCATAACAGACATGAACCATATGTTCTATGTTCTATGGTTGTTCGTCATTGACTACTATTCCTTTTTTGATACTTCTAATGTAACTGATATGAGTTATATGTTTACTCGTTGTACGTCATTAAAGTCTACCCTATTGTTGAATACATCAAATGTAACGAATAATACGTTTAGTGGTTGTGTAAATCTGTCGGAAATAGACTATTGTTGGATGTGCGTGTATGATTTCGATACGTCGTTTTCTACACTAAGATCCAACTGTCCTGAATATTTTGTGTAAGATTGTGTGTCACTCAAAAGAGGAACTGCGTGACTTAATATTACACGGAATAAGTGACAAAGAACTAAAACAATATGATTATTCTAGCATAACTGATATGAGGTTCATGTTCTATGATTGCACATCATTGACTACTATTCCTTTATTGGATACATCAAATGTTACTGATATGATTCATATGTTTGACAATTGTAGGTCTCTGAAAACCATTCCACTCTTGAATACATCAAATGTTACTGATATGATTCATATGTTCGATAATTGTAGGTCTCTGAAAACCATTCCACTCTTGAATACATCAAAAGTAACTGATATGAGTTTCATGTTCACAGAATGTACGACCTTAACCACTATTCCATTATTGGATATGTCAGAAGTTTGGTGTACAAATAACATGTTTGACGATTGTAGGTCTCTGAAAACTATTCCACTATTGAATACATCAAAAGTGACTGATATGAGTTTGATGTTTAATTGTTGTTCGTCATTAACTACTATTCCGTTGTTAGATACGTCAAAAGTGGACAATACGAATTGGATGTTTAATTATTGCACATCACTAACAACTATTCCGTTATTAGATATGTCAGAAGTTAAATACTCGTTATGTATGTTTCGTGAATGTATCTCATTAACTACTATTCCGTTATTCAACGTATCGGAAGACATAGATAGAATGTTCGAAGGTTGTGTCAACTTAGCAGATATCGATTACGAGTGGTTTAGTATTTATAACTTTTCCGATAAATTCCGACAATTAATGATTAATTATCCTGAACAATTCTGTTGACCTTTGATTAGTTTTAGTGTAGACTTCCCATATCAGAAGGAGATTTATTATGGCTAAACAGTATATTGTAGTTAGTAGACGCAACGGTCGGACCACTCAATCAGATCCATCTACCATCAAGGAATTAGTAGACATGTACAAATACACTCTTGATGTTGGTGCATCGTATCAACACGAACGTGGTAATAAGAAAATCAACGTCAACCCAAAAACATCAGCTAGTTTGGAAACTGCTCTGAACAAAGCGGTTAATAATGCGGCAGCCAATGGTTGTTCTCAAACGTTTTACAAGTGTATGGAATACAAACAAATAGACTGAGTGTAATCAGTCAATACGGTAATGCAATAGTCTGTCGAGCAATCGACGGACTTGTTTGTGTGGATATATGAAAAATATTTAAGTAGATATAATAGAAAGAAACGACTTTAATTTTATAGAAAAGTGACTGATCATAACTGAAAAATATTTAAGTAGATATAATAGAAAGAAACGACTTTAATTTATAGAAAAGTGACTGTCAGAATCAAATTAATTTAAGTAGATATAATAGAAGGAAACGACTTTAATTTATAGAAAAGTGACTGTCAGAATCAAATTAATTTAAGTAGATATAATAGAAGGAAACGACTTTAATTTATATAAGAGTGACTGTCAGAATCAAATTATATTTAAGTGGTTATATTAGAAGGAAACGACTTTATTTCATAGAAGAGTGACTGTCAGAATCAAATTATATTTAAGTGGTTATAATAGAAGGAAACGACTTTAATTTATAGAAAAGTGAATGTCATAACTGAAAAATATTTAAGTAGATATAATAGAAAGAAAACGACTTTATTTTATAGAAAAGTGACTGTCAGAATCAAATTAATTTAAGTAGATATAATAGAAAGAAACGACTTTAATTTTATAGAAAAGTGACTGATCATAACTGAAAAATATTTAAGTAGTTATAATAGAAGAAAAACGACTTTATTTTATAGGAAAGTGACTGATCATAACTGAATTATATTCCCAACGCATCGATTGATAGTAACTTGGTGGACACATACGTTTCTTTTAATATAAATGCTAATTGTTTGTCTGCAGATATCAGAACAAGGTGACCATTAGTGGTAAATGTTATTCTTCGTTCGTTGAATTGAACCACTCGTGGTGAACACTGGTCGGAACGAATCATGATTATGTGGTCCGTGTATGGTTGTATTAGTAACTGGTTTAGAGTTCGCTAACAAGGTAACCAAAGACGGTGGCATAGTCGTAATGGTTGTTGCTTTGACATTATTGTGACCCATTATGTATATTGCGTAGTTCAAAATCCTTCATGGTTGACAGATTAGTATAAGTGGATTCATATTCTGTGATAAGTGAATTTCTCACATTATGTTCAACAGTAGCGATAGCAAATATTTCATCACCATCGAACGTCATAAACGATTGTTCATTATTGACAGGATTCTCACACAACACTTTATGTTTAGATGTTGGTGATGTTTGAGACATATTATATAGTAGTGACAACCTAGTTCTGAATTGGTCATCTGAGTGGAATGTAATGTTGACTGTTTTAATTAATACCGAAAAATAAAAGTCATTTGTTCTATTAAGAGTATACTCCAACAATCTTTTTCTAGCATTAATCAGATCATCGGATGATTGTTTAGATGTTGGATCAGTTTGAAACATTCTCCACGTTCGCGAAGATGTTTTCTGATACATTTCGCCATTAGTGTGAACGTATAGTGATGAAATGGCTACTTTGTCGTGTTTATCAAATATGGTAGGAAGTACGTCACCACCATACAGGGAAAACGCTTCTTTGTTGCCCAATTTAACAGTTATCCCATTCTTAGTTGAAAAGGTTCTATCTATAGTTGATTGTGACAAACCTTCTCCTTATAAAAATAATTGGGGGGATTTCTCCCCCCAACCTCATTATCAGATTGCGATACGAGTTACACGAATATCTACAGCAGCAGTAGCTGATACAGACAATTCCATAACCTGTGCAGCACCAGTGCCAGCAAGAGCAACAGTAATACCCAAACCAGTAATTCCGCCATTCAAGTCAAGTTCAGCATATTCAGTCCAATCATGATTAACAGCGTCATTAACACTATCACCATCATGACCAGCGAAGATTTCTAACATTGAACAGATAGATGGGGTAGCTGTATCACGTACAGAAACACTCCATTTAACAGCTTCATCAGATTTAGTAACGATTGAATCAACAACACTTGCAGTTACATTCAATACGCTAGCAGTACTCATAACATTAGATACAGCAGCATCCAATTTAGATACAGCAACAGTAAGATCATCAGCTTGCAAGTAGTTAACAGTACTTGAATAAGTACCATTACCCATGATTGCGTTCATAGTGATATGAGCAGCATCATTAGCAGCAGTAGCAGTTGCTTCAGCAGCAGCAGAAGTTGCAGCTTGAGCATCCAACAATTGTGTAGCATTATGCAATGAAACAGCGCCAGCAATATAACTTGCAGCAGTATCAGGTACATATGCACCAGCAACACTCAAACCAGAACTAGCTTCGATTGCATCAACTTCAGCTTGGATAGATGCATCAGCAGCAGCACGAGCAGTTGCTTCAGTTGAAACAGATGCAGCATTAGCATTAGAAGTTGAAGTAACTGTTGCAATGTTAGCAGCGTTCAAGGCAACTTGAGCGTCCAACAATGTTTCAGCGTCATACAATGATACAGCACCACTGATGTAGTTAGCTGCAGCATTAGCAACATATGCACCAATAGTTGACAAACCAGCGCCAGCTTCAACAGCATTCAATTCAGCAGCCATTGCAGGATCAGTTGGAGTCAATAATTCAGTCCAATCAGCAACAGTACCAGCAGTACCACCATTATGGATGAATGTTTTGTTGATATCAGTACGTACAGCAACGTCACCAGACTGAGCAACAAGAGCCAACATACCAGGTTGATCAGCAACAAGAACTGTTGTTGAAATAGCCAATGGTGGCAATTGTGAAGTGATCAATAGACCAGATGCATCCAATGTTGCAACGCCATTTACAGCGCCTTTTTCAACAGTTGGAATTGCAGCAGTAGCTACAGCGTCAGTTGCGAACAATTGAGCGTCCAACAATTGAGTTGCGTTATGGATAGTTGTCGCAGCAGCGATGTAATGAGCAGCAGCATCAGGAACGTAAGTACCTGTGATACTCAAACCAGCACCAGCTTCAACCAAGTCCAATTCAGCTTGAACAGCAGCGACTGAGTTAGTCAATGTTGTTGTGCCAGTTGTTGAGTTTGCACTCAAGTTAACGATTGCAGCAGCATTAGTTGTTGCTTTAAGTTCAGTTGAAGCCAATTGAACGTCTAACAACTGAGTAGCATTATGAATACTTGTAGCAGTTGCGATGTAGCTTGATGCAGCATCAGGTACATACGCACCAGCAACACTTAAACCAGCTCCAACTTCAATAGCGTCAACTTCAGCTTGAATTGTTGCGTCAGCAGCAGTACGAGCAGATGCTTCACTAGCAACAGCAGCATTACGGTTTGCAATTTCAGCAGTCAAAGATGTACTTAAAGTGTTTACACTTGTTTGTACGGCAGCAGTATCTGCTCCCATTGACAATACGTCCCAATCACCAGCAACATTTGCAGCACCAATCTTGGTATATTTAACACCAGTCAATGAGTTTGCAAATAAAGATCCGATAGGAGCAAGATCGTCAGCACCACCAGTACCACCAGGTACAAACGCGCCAGAAATATACTGTACGTTCGCATCAGCGAAACCTTGTGATGATTTAAAAATAACATTAGCCATTTTGTTTTCCTCTTAGTTTTGTAGTTTTCTCAGATTACACAATTCTGCGTCGTGTTTAGAACAACATGAGTTGAAATAATCAACCATCCATTCGTTTGCAGACACGTCACTCTCAAATACGAAATGTCGTTTTGGCTTATTGTATGATACAATAGTGGCACCGTGGAGTTTAGCATAGGCTGCCAATCCAACACCCTTTAATTCTATTAACATTTCTTCATCCTCATATTTCCATCATATTTATATTCATTCGATATTTTTGTAAAATTTACCAAGATTATCTAATACTTTATCCAACGATAACTCGTTGATTTCTTTGACTTTATATAAACTAATAATATCACTTGCAAATTTTATTTGATTCACGATAGGATTAATCCCGTCGTATTTAAATTTGTTAGCTGTGAATTTTCGTTTGATACTGATTCGGTCTCCACACTTCCAAAAGATTCCATTGGAGTCTTCGATAATATCTTGATCTACTATTCTGACTTTTTTGAAGTCTAACACATAGAACACTGATTGTGATTCTACACAAAAAACACTATACTTTGTCCTAACGACAACATTTGATAGTTTTTTAAAGAAATTTCTTTTCCAAGTTGGTTGAAGTTTAAATATTCTCATAGTTTATTGCTTATAATAGATAACATATTTATTCCATTAACATTGTCCTTTGTATTGTTAACAGTAGTGATGTCAGCTTGTCTTTGTCCTAATAACCGAGCGAAGTCAGTTTTGACGTTACTCATTTCTTTACTTAGAATAACGACTAATGCTTCAATACTGTGTTTAGAGTATCTTGAATATTCGAGAAGAAACGGTACGTCATTCTCACGTTTTCTTTTTGTGAATAATTTAACTTCTTCATCAATAATATTCCAAAAATCTAATACCCCAGGAGTGATTGAATTTCTACGTTCATCCATAGCTACTTTGAAATTGTGTTCAATTTTATCTAATGTATTTTGTTTCGTTAATTCAAAGTCATATTCCCAACGTTTATTGTCAGAATTGAACTTAAACCCAGGACGTGGTGGTTTAGCTGTGGTGTGTTTGATATTGTTGAATTCTGAGTCAGAAACAGACCCATCGATTTTATTATAGAAAACATCAGGATCTTTACTCTTATAGAAAAAGGTTTCTGTTTCGTCGTTATAAACACCAATTTTTTCAGCTCTTGGTTTGAACTCAACGTCAATAGTTCTTAGATTGGTTACTTCGTTTTTGTCGTCTATAATTACACTCATTTGAAGTTATCTCTCATGTACCATAACATGTGCATATTTCTGACAACGGTCATAATATACTGATCAGCTAGTACAGTTTCCTTTAGTTTTTTTTGTTTGATTGATTTGGCTATCTTCCATATCAGTAATTTAGGATATTCTGATTTGTCGATTTCGAACATACTGATCTTGCTGATGTCTGGATCGAATAACACTTTAGAATATATTGTGTCGAATTTAGTCATACTCATATTTATATCTCGATTCTAACGAATTTAACGTCTGTAGTTACTGTGCTAGTGATATACAGGTTTATATTTTGTCCCACGCCAACACCACTCAATGATGTAGTTATTATCAATCCAGGAATCACTGCTCCCATGGATACCTCAAACGCAACAGAATTATTTGATAAAGTAGCATCAGAAGTCGAACTAGCGTTGTGAACGGACAACATCTCCAAGGAGTATTTGTCATTAGTTAATGCATTGGTGACATTTATTATCCATTTAACACATTCTACTGTATTAATAGGAATTGAATCAATTACTCCACCACCAAATCCAATAGAAGAAAATCGTTTTATTGGAGATTGTAGTGATGATATGTCAGATAAAGTTGCTTGTCTGATCCAATTCGATTTGAGTGTACCAGCTACGGTTTTTTGCCACAACGAACCATCAACTGTATTTCTGTAAGTTGACCCAACGTTAGCGTTATCTTGTTCTCCAGCATCTCCACCAGGAGTACCAACTCCAGATAAAGTATAAACTGAACCGTCAGATATACCGCCAGCAGTTTGAAAAAGTCCCAGTGCCACTGCCAGTTACACTACTTCACTGTCCGTCATATACAAACCTTTATAATTCCTTTATATTCACTGTATAACTTGTTGGTGTGGTATTCGACACCACTAAATCATAAGATGATGGGTTATTTGTTATACTAAATATACTTATAGGTAACAAACCTGTTATGCTATAAATAGAATGGTTTGTGGTTGATCCAACAACCCCAACTAATAACTCAAAAGATATTTGATTTGTTCCGTTAGATATATCAATTATGAATTTACGACTAACTGAACTCGACATCAAATACGATGATAGTACTATCGTTTGTCCACTTGGGATATTTATCTGTTTGGTTTTGGTAGTTTGAACTGATAATGGTACCGATGTCATTAATCCACCAACCTTACCCAATACTTCTCCCTCATTTATAACTACAGGTTCCAATATACGAGGACCTAACCCTCTACGCACTAAAACAGTTTCAAGTGGTGGATCAGTTAAAATCGCAGGTCTGAGTGGTAATTCTAGTTGTACAAAATCATTAAATGTTGCCATTATACTATTTCCTGAATATCTATTTGAAGTGTGCCGGATGTGTTACTTCCAGCGAATGCTGAATCACTTAACCAAAAATGATCTCCTGATGGATTGAAGTTGCCCAATGAATCTACAATAGTAAATCCCTTAGATACTGAAGCCGTCGATGTTTGATATGTCAACACTGACCCACCAGTGTAATTGGCTCGTACCTTAGCTGCATTAGTTACGGTTGTTCCTAATGGAGCAAGTTGTGAAAATGGTGACATTGTAATAGTTCGAGATGTGAACCCAGATACATTGTAAGAACTACCAGAGGTAATGGTTGTTCCAATCAATCCAGACAAACCAACAATAGATAATCCTGAGAATGTACCCACTCCCTTGAGTGATCCGTCTGATATCCTTAGTAACGATGCGTTATTAGCCCATGTTCCAATGAATGTGCCTATGGATGCAGATAATGTCGGTTGACCAGTTATTACTTGATCAGGAACTACTACAACTGAATAATCAACGCCAATAGGAGACGATACTAATGATGTAGGATTCCCAGCTATTTGTATGTTAGCAGTCGGACTTACATTAACAATCGGAATCAAGAATGTATTAGTGGATGTGGCTCCATTCGATAGTTTAGTGGCTGTTATGCTACAATTTGTGCCTGAATTGACGTAAGTTCCAGATACCCTAACAAAGTTCTTAGTTTGTCCGAATATTGTATTATTCAAAATAGAACAATTTGAAGAATTATAGGACACCGTGTCATAATTCGTTATGGTTGTATCTACAACACACATTTCACTATTTTTTAACGCTGATTGTCCTACAGGAAACGTCAACGAGTTAACAGTGATGGACGGAATTGTTTGATTTAACATTAGTGGTGCTGACGTGATGGTATTTCCTGTTGTAGCTAGTGAATTACTAGCTTGAGCTTGGATTGTTTGAGGACCATTCAATGAGTTTATACTTATCAGAGCGATTCCTTGTTTATATCCTACTCCAGCAGTGTCGTTTCCTTGCATTGTGAATGACGAATGTGTTGAGTTTGCTCCTCCGATCAGTACTACTGCCTGTGTGGCTGAATTATCAACCACAATGGTAGCAGTTATTGTGTCATTAAGTTTCAATTCTGTTTGTCCAGTAGGATACGCACCAATAGAAATTGATTGGATTTGAGGACCAGGTGGAGCCATCTTCACTAATACTGACGCAGTCGATCCACTTAAATTATCAGCAATAATCGTTCTAGTTTGAGAAATGGGTACATCGACATAACCAGTGTAGTATCTCTTCGTTGCTCCATCTTCCGTGAGATTGTTTACTGCTACACCATCTACAGTAGCTGATGGAGTATATATGGAAGTGTCACCGCCAATCAATATTATACTCACTCTAACTAAATTGGAGTCTGTCAATACCTCTCTCAATACTATGTTGGATGGCACAGTTGTTTGGTCAAAAACCTTGAATCCAACATTGCCATTTTGGACTGGTGTGACGTTGGTTATAAATATAGATCCAGCTGCGTTTGACGTTGATGATCCACTTATGACCCCCGCGTCCACAGTAGTTCCGTCAGACATACTCATAATGAGGTGGTTCGACAAATCGATTGTCGATCCTACTACAGACACTCCAATTGCACCTGTTAATCCTGTCAATCCAATAGGACCAGCAACACCAGTAGCTCCTGTAGCACCTGTTAATCCAGTAGCTCCTGTTAATCCAATAGGACCAATTGCACCTGTTGCTCCTGTTAATCCAATAGGACCAATTGTTCCAGTAGCTCCTGTTAATCCAATAGGACCAATTGCACCTGTCGTACCTGTTAATCCAATAGGACCAATTGCACCTGTTGCTCCTGTTAATCCAGTAGGACCAATTGCACCTGTTGCTCCTGTTAATCCAGTAGGACCAATTGCACCTGTTGCACCTGTTAATCCAGTAGATCCAATTGCACCTGTTGCACCTGTCGCTCCTGTTAATCCAATAGGACCAATTGCGCCAGTAGCTCCTGTTAATCCAATAGGACCAACCGCACCTGTCGTTCCTGTTAATCCAATAGGACCAATTGCGCCAGTAGCTCCTGTCGATCCAATAGGACCAACCACCAAACCAACGTCTGAAGTTGTTCCATCGGAGAAACTTATCAACAAGTGACCGTTTACATCAACTTGGGTATTGGTTATGATTGTTCCAGTAACAACACCGACATTGACGTTAGTTCCGTCAGACATAGTTATGATCAAGTGACCATTTGTGTCTATATTAGTGTTGACTACTGACGCACCGGCTATTCCAGGAGGTCCTTGAATATATTCGTGTACAATTTCTACACTATTCGAATTGGTCGATAGTTGATTGACTGTTTCAACAGTAGATATATTTACTACGGTCGCAGATGGTGTTACAGTTGAATTCTGATCATATATGGTTAGAATGTTGGCTGTTGGCGTTGTTGTTAATAGTACTGGCATTATCTGACTGGCTCCGTTATAACAACGTTAGTGGTGACTAAATCAGACACTACTACATTTTCGTATTTTTCTGGTGTCACGTACACTAATTCTGCGACATCGACACCACGTAATTCGTATGTGTCAGGACTGCCTTCGGAACCCACGAGTTGTAGATTCAATACAAACATCTTTATGGCCTAGTTACTTCAAGAGATAGTGTAATAGTTCCAGATATCAACCGTGTAACATCTCCATTAGGAGCGACGATTTCTAAATCGTAAACAGCAGTTTTGAAGTTCAAACCACTTGTAACTATATCACTCATATACACATCTAATGTTCCAGCAGTTCCACCCATGGTAATTAAGGTATTTACGTCCGATGTAGCTGCGTCCGATGTGATAGACACAGTTGGAATGACGTCAGTCACTCGTGTTCTGATTTGCATTCTGGATGACCATCCAGTTAAGTCTATGGGTTGATTTAGAGAATCAGAATACAATAAGTGTTTTTTGTATGTTACACCTTGTTCTAATTGAAAATCGTATTGTGCTGCAGCCATATTATACTCCCTTAAATGTCGTGAAGGAACGATTCGTCAGTGAAATCGTCAAACGACCCAATTGTTAATAGTTCACCAAGATTCACTCTTTCTGACTCATCAACTTCTGTATACAAGTTCTTAATTAAAACCTTCATATCATTGAAGTTTCTGGTGTTACAAAACGGCACAAATGCCATGCTCAACGACATTATCATATCATCATGAGCCCCTGAATCAGCCTGGAACTTATTATTTATCAAAATGAATTGAAAGAATTCAGATATAGTGGATTGATCATTTATCTTTAGTTTATCATTCTCTACAAATAACTTCATAGTTTGAAGAATTTGTCGTCTTGTTTTGGATGTTGTTCTGAATCCTGGGTAAGGTTTCCTTGATTTGACACTATTTTTGGAATGAGAATCTGTTTTGGTGTCAAAATGAATATTTTCGTATTCGTATGTTTGGTACATTTGGTCGGCAACTGATTGACCAGCGCCCTCATTATTTTCAATGATTAAATATGGCATATTATATAACTCACACCATTCATATAAGAATTCAGGCATTCTTAAATAATCTATTTGTAGTTTCGCTGCAGCAACTTGTTCAAAGTTGAAGTCAGTTATGTCTATAATCTGAACAGCAAACGCATCAATTCCGTCCTTTGCTGCGTCAACAGTCATAATGTATTGATGACCTTTCTCAGGATATTTGTATATTTTGAGTTTGCCGTCCATCATTTCTTGTATGGGTGCAACGGTGAATTCTTTAAGTCGTTTGGATGATATAAGTGTATTGGAACTACCTAACGCTTCGTTTGCATAGTTCTGATTGAAATACATTTCGCCATATTTCTCCACAACCCCATCCCTGAACTCATCTGGTGTCAATAATCTACCCTTGGAATTATACCGTGGAACTCTAGTCCAATCTAATTCATATAACACAAAACCATTTGAACCAATAGTAGTGGTGATAGTATATCCGTCAGTCGTTTCTTCCACACTATATATAGGTTCCTCCTTATACAATAATCCACTACAATCAGTAATATCATTGACACATAAACCATCAACAATAGTGTCAACATCAACACTAAAAGTGTGCTTTTTACTAGCTCCGTTGGTTATATCGTACCAATGATTCATACCATTCATAGTTGAAATAACGATGTTCTTCTTCCAAGCTAGAGCTGATTGTGACGGCATAATAGAATCGATGAATTCGTTCCATCGTGTACTAGGAATAAACCCGGCTTCATCCACAACCAAAAGATTAATTGAGTATCCACGAAATGCATCAGAACAAGGTACATCCGTTAGAATTCTCATATTATGTTCGCTTTCAATGCTGCCCTTATTCCATACTCTCAATCCTGGTGTCATCCATATAGGTAGTTCCACAAATATATTCTTAACAACATGTAGGAATTCTTTTGCTTGAGCCCCTTTGTTTCCAACAATACCTATGTTCATATCTGAATGAAAAATGAACATCCACACTAAGTAAATGCCAGTCGATACTGTTTTACCTGATTGTCTACCACACTTACCAGCAATGTTTTCGTGTTCGTCTGGAAGTAGTATTTCGATGAATTCGTTTTGGTATTCTCTGAGATCTGGGAAATTTATCCCTGATTGTGTCTTAATTTTGACGAAATTATCTTTAAAATAGTGTATATCGTCAGCACATTTTTTGTATTCTGTTTCGTGTATATCATGCAACAACATATCCGTAAACGGTTTCTTTAACGTCCTGTCTCCGTTGAATGACATCCGATTACCATGAGCATCCAAATAATAACCTTCATGGTCCTTTTCTAAGTCTAAAAGATCCAAAGCTATTTGTTTGCCACTGTTTCCACGAGATCTCAGAACACTAAGCAACATCTCAGTGATTTCTTTTGGTTCGTTTCGCAATTGTTTAATGATTTCAGGAGTGATGATGTCGTGTATCATTTGGTTATTTATATGAATCCTAACAAACTGTCGTGTAGTATAAATAGTATTATTGTAAAAATACAGTGTATAGGAGGTCATTTTGGCAAAAGTATTCGTTAGTAGCGATCATCACTTTTTTCACCGATAGCAACATAATTAAGTATGCAAATAGACCATTCGATGTTCATCACGAAGATTGTGTAATAGATAACGCCAAAATGATGATTGTCAGACACAACGAAGTAGTAAATGATGACGATGTAGTAATATTATTGGGAGACTTGTCGATTGCGTTACGTGGTAGAGAGAATGTATTTTCTGACTTATTAGGATTAATGAAAGGAAGAAAGATACTTATACGTGGAAACCACGATAAATGTGACGATCAGTTTTACTTGGATGCTGGGTTTATCGATGTTAAACCATATATGATTGTTGACGATACACTTTTATGTCACTATCCTTGCTTCAAGACTCCATACACAAAACAAATAGAAAATCACATGATTAAGTTGATTAAAAAACATAAATGTACTAAGGTTATACACGGACATATCCATAATAAGTCACCTGATAAATACGATGATGATATCGATAGAATGAATGTGTGCGTAGATTATACACCCAATAACTTTTATCCTATTCAACTAAATAAACAATACGAAGACCGAATAACTAAAATGATTGAAAATTCTGAACAATGGACGTAAAATGAAAACATATCTAAATGAGGGCGGAAACGTCAGAGCAACAAATAAACGCGACGGATCTACTATTGACGCTGAGAAAATCCCAGTTAAACAAATCGGCAGATCTAAGTTTATTAAAGTATTCGTGGCAATCTTTAAACAAATGAATAAAGATTTCAAAAAACGATACAATAAACCTATTTGGGTTGATGAATCAATCCTGGCTAACGGTTTTGCCTTCAACGGATCAACAAGCTACATTATGAATCCTGAGTATTCAGATGAAGAAGTCGTTAAATATAAATCAAGTGCTGGTGACCTAGATATTGCACTACCTGTTGAACTTAAAGAAGAAATGTGGGAGTATCTCGATAGTATCGAAGGTAAATATATTATTCCTGGCGCTAAATATATGGGGTCAAATAAACATACTCCATCAGCTATTGGAGATCAAATTAACTCCGTAATCCTTGTGGAGTTTGACGGATTGCGTGTTCCTGCTCAAGTAGATTTTGAGTTCCTTGAATTTGAAGATAATTTACCCACCGAATGGGCTAAGTTCTCTCATAGTTCATCATTCGATGACGCTAAAGCATCAATCAAAGCAGTTAATCATAAATACCTCATCCGTTCACTTGTCGGTGGTGCGTCAGTGAGAAAAGATATCGTTATCGCTACTGGCAAATCAACACCTGAAAAAATTGTACTTACTAAAGCTAAACAACACCAAATTCCTAAAATGTTGAAATTCTCAGTAGGTAGAGGAATTAGAGTAGCTTATGAACCTATGTTGGATCACGATGGAAATGATATATTCGCTGATGGGAAACAAGTATATAAAGAAATCCCAAGTAAATCAAGTAGTTACGAAACAGTTGTTGCTAATATTTACAAATTATCATTTGGTCAATTAGAGGGTCACGAATCTGACGTCAAATTATTCAATTCTTTTGTTGGAGTATTGGAGTTAATGTCTAAATATTTAGATAAGTCTCAAATCGCAGCTACACACGACAGATATTTGGAATTGTTATGGGGATTGAAACCACAACGAGCACAAGAGTTAGAAGTTAATGACCCAGAGTTAGATTATCAAGTAAAATCAGGTGGTTATCAACGATTCATTAAGGAACTACGAATCAAGGACAAATCGAAGAGTTTAGTTGAAGCTTATTATAAGGAATACGGTCAACGTCGTACTAGAGAATCATTCAGATCACTAATTGGATACGAATAATGTCATTTATTGGATTATTAACTGAATCTGACCTATCAACCATGAAGAACGACAAGAAGGTATTTGTTATAATCATCGGTGGGTCAGCATCAGGAAAGAATTATTGGTATGATAGTAACCTATCATTTCCTCTGATCGACTTAGATAAAATTGTTTACGACTTAACGGGCGGTGATTTCTCAAAGACTCGATCCTCATTGAGTAAAGGAATATCTATAGCTACCAAACAAATTGATTCGTATTTAAGTAAGGGTAAGTCGTTTGCTCAAGTGACTACTGGTGCTGGAGCGAAAGCAATCGAAAATAAGATTGTAAAAGCTCAAAAGTCAGGATTTAATGTTGGATTGGTATTAGTTGATACTGATGTAAAAGTAGCTATTAAACGTATGAACGACCGAACAAAACTTGGTAAGCAATCATCGATTCCTGAATGGAAGATCGAGAAGACTAATAAACGAGCTAAAGAAACATATGAGTCATTAAATAATATGACAGAATATTCAGTTAGAGTGATGGGGTAAGTATGAACTTCAGGAATTATTTAATAGAAACAGCTGATAAATTAGATATCAGTATTCTCGCTGCTGGGAAATATCTGACATCTGATAAGAAAAGAAGTGACTTTTTATCTAAACCAGTTGTAGTTGAACATAAAACAGATGGTGTGAAACTCACAATCATCAAGAAATCCAATACTGGTCACTTAGATGATTACATCGTTGCGTATAAAGGAAACATATTATATACCGATGAATATAACTACCAACCAAACACCAAAGTAAAGAAAGAATCAATTGGATCGTCACAATTCAAAGAAGTATTCACTCATCTCACTAAGTTAGGAAAAAACGCGATTCCTGTTGGCACTGAACTTTTTATTGAATATCTTATGAGAAAACCAACATTGTCTAGCAATTACTCAAGAACTCATAAAATGGTTCTAATTGCGTGGAGTAAATCCACATGGACTGATAAGTTTGGCAAATTGAAAACATCTCCTAATGGATTCAATACTCAAAATAGAGATAGTTACGCAAAAGAATTGAAGATTGACGTTCCCCAATTGTTGTTTAGTGGTGTGATGGGAACATCTAAGTCGTTTCAAGACGGAATCATTAATAAAAATCTTCGTACAGAATTCAATAAACGTGATAAATCAATGAGTTGGGACGTTGATGAATTATTAATTGATGACATCCGAGAACTATTCCTGAGTGTCGAATCGAAGTATGGTGGCAAAGAAGAAGGAGTAGTCATTAAATACGACGACAGATACTTGAAATTCCAACAAGAATATCAGGTGGATCAAGTTGCTCGACTACAGATTAAGATGAAATATCGTGAGGACAATCCACTAGATGAAACGAACTATTGGAATAATGTCAAACGCGTCGCTTTTGAAATATCCCAAGGAATCACAGTTGGTTCAAGAAGTCTTCCTGACGTAATTGGTGAACTGTCTGACGATCTTAGAAGATATAAACTAGATTTCACTCATTCTAAAAAAGGACCTGCAATCATTAAAGATGATATTCAGGTGAACGCAAAGAATCTATTGATCAAGAGTATGGAAGGTAACAACAATGCTTTGATCTTAGGCAAATTCAGAGTGTTGACAAAAGACGGTCATGTTAAGTTAATCGAACGAGCATTACGTACGTACGATAACGTGGTTATCGATGTAGTAACTAACAAAGAAACAAAAGGAACTAAATCTCTCCGCGAACGTATGTTGAAAGCAACGTTTCCTGGTGTGACTATTATTAACAGCATTAACGGCAATCTGACAACAATTATTCAAAAATCACCACATAATATCAATGTCATTTATGCTGGATCCGATAGAGTACGGAGTTATCAAGATCAATTGAAACATACCGTTGGTGTTACAGTTAAAGAAATGACACGATCTGATTCTGACATATCTGCTAGCAAAGTTATTGATAATATTGACGATAAACAATACTTTATTGCTAATACGCCAAAACAAATCCATGACATGTACGACGAAATAAGAGCCGCATACAAGGATAACAAATGAACTTCAGAAATTACATCGAATCCCTTAATGAAGCTGGTTTGAACTATAAGGAATTAGTGAAGTACGAACTCAAACGATCGTATGTGTTCAAACAAAAAATATTGGACGGATCAAAATTTGAAACTAATGACGGCAACGAAGTATCCATATTGAATAATGTGAGAAACATTTCTACCATAAACGCTATTATCAGTGGAAACAAACCACGTAGTATCTCATTCGATATTGAACCAACTGGATCAATATTGTTGAGCAAACTCAAAAAGACTGTGGAATTTGGTGGAGCTGGTTCCAAATCCGTCAATAGTTTAGGTAAAAAATTAGCTGATGCTGGCGAAAAAGCCACAATCGAATCCATTTTGCACCCAGTTTCAACAGCAGAAGATACAAAACAAGAGTTATTTATAAAGAATCCTGAATTATTCGCTAAATGGAGGAATACATTCATACAAACTCCAATAGCTATTAAATCAATTGTTGGTAACATTGACGATTACGACATTATTCACGACGGTACAGACAATGGACCATTCGGCAAACTAATAACTAAATTCACAACAAAAGTCAAAAAGAAGAAAGATTCTTGGAATCCTGCAGACATATTCTTGGTATCCAAACGAAAGTTTTATGATATCGTCAACAACCTCAACGACATCATAGATATGTATGATGGCAAGGAGTTGATGAATGCGTTCAACTCTGAACTTATCAACATGTATAATGAAGAATTGGTGTTTCCTGTATCTCTTAAACAAGTAACAGCTAGTTCACCAAAGGTTGAATATAATAATTTACACAAAGTAGAAGTTCCAAACTTTCGTGCTAAAATTCAAAATATGGTTGTGGACCTAACAAATAAAACGAAGGAAATTGGTGGATTCAAATTCGTCAACATGGAAACAAAGAAACCAATTTCATTCCAAATTAGGACATTTCCGTTCGATTATGGTAGTGTACAAGTAGAAGTAACTTCTGATGGATCTAAAACTGGTGGACGGGTAGGCAAAGTACCAGCAGCTACTATGGACGAAATCCTGAATAAATATGGTCTGAAGAGGTTAAGAGTTGGGTCTTTCTTTGGACCTCGAAGTAAACCGTTTTCAAAGATAGATAGTAAGAAAAAATCAGAAATATATTCATGGTACAACAATGTTCAACATTCGAAATACACGACAATTGTTGAATCATTATCCAAATCTGAGTTTTATGAGTTGTTCAATAAAGCATCTGATGATGTGGAATATGGTATGAGGTTGATGAACAAGATTCAAGGTTTATTTTATGTAAACTTCTTCGTCAATCACGTAAATGACATCAATTATATAACTACAAAGTTAATAAATGGTGCTAAAAAAATAGGAAGTGACGATGTTGGTTTCTTCATAAAGGTGTATTAATGTATAAACTATCATTTAGAGAATTCCTTGATGAAGAAACGACAGCTGGTGATGTTGCCTCAGTAGACACGTCATTATATACTGTCCGACGCAAACCAAATTGTGACAAACACAATAAACCCAATTGTAAAGAATGCAAGATTGACGTTTGTGATTGATATTCGTCAATTATTTAATAGTTCTGACGAAGTGGTCCTTGATGATGTCACATATGTGACATCATTGGAGTTCATAACTACACTTTTAGAGAATACACACGATGTTTATGGAGAATCTGAAAATCGTCTGATTGAATTAGTCATAGTGGCTATTGAGAAGTATGAAGACAATCTCCCCGAAGTTAAGGAATGGATACGTAAGACTTCAGAGTGTTAATGAATAGTGTATTACAATACTCATAGAGGCATTAAATGAAAATATTAGTAACTGGTGGAGCTGGTTTCATTGGTTCACATCTTTGTGAACGATTGATTGAAGAACATGATGTGTTTGCACTAGATAACTATTCGTTAGGAACCACGAAAAATCATGTGAATGGAGTCAATTATATATCTGGGGAAACGTCAGATATTGACAAATTACTACCAATTGTTCCTGACTTCATCTTTCACCTTGGAGAATATTCACGTGTGGAACAATCATTTCGAGATGTTGAAATGGTGATGAGAAGTAATAAAATAGGAACGTTGGCAGTTCTTGAGTATGTCAGAAAACATCCTGAGTGTAAGTTGTCATATGCAGCATCTAGTACTAGATTCGGAGATGATGGAGACAACGCTGACGCATCACCATATGCTTGGAGTAAATCATCCAATGTCAAAATGATTCAAAATTACGCGGATTGGTTCAATATCGACTACAGGATAACATACTTCTATAACGTGTATGGCGGTAGAGAAATCAGAACTGGACAATACGCTACAATTATTGGTGTATTCGAAGAAAAATATAAAAATAATCAGAATCTGACTGTAGTTAGTCCTGGGGATCAAAGAAGAAACTTCACAAACGTGAATGACGTAGTGGATGCTCTGATATTAGTTATGGATGGTCAGGGAGATGGGTACGGTATAGGTTCAGATGAATCTTATAGCATACTTGAACTAGCTAAGATGTTCGTCAGTTCTGACAAAATAACTATGTTACCACCAAGAAAAGGTAATAGAATGACATCACCTATTATGAGCGAAAAAACAAAAGAACTTGGTTGGAAACCTAAACACAAACTTAGTGATTATATAAAGGAAATATTATGACAGTCTATAGAGTATTGAACTTAACTAACGGAGATACAATCTTCGGTGAAGCGATTGGAGTTCCAAATGAATCAGGAATGGTGGATATTCAAATTAAAACACCATTCTGCGCTAAAACTGGTGGTATCATGCCGTACATGGTGGACATTATGAGTAATGCTCCAGCAGCAGTTCAAGTCAATCCAATGAATATTGTATGGAGTGCTCCACTTGAGGACTTTCCTGAAGTGGAACAAACATACAAAGACGCAACGTCAAAAATTATTCAACGCGATTCGAAAATCATCATTTAAACAGTGAATATCTTATTCATCGTTACACTTGCACCAAATGGATCGGTTATAGTTAGTTGAATTTCAACAGTACCTGACGCAGTTATTGTTACCGTTGACTTATCTAAATTAGGAACAATTGTTCCAACTCCCTGTAACAAAACCCAACTGAACGTCAATTCAGTTATCGGATTATTTGTATCTGTCCATATACTTGTTATTGACGTTGTTCCTATTGTTAATGGAGTACTAGGAACAATGTCAATAATGACTGGAGCAAGATTACTACCTATTTGATTACGCACCGGATTAGTGAGATTCCCACCCATAGGATTGGTGTTAAGTCCGACATCCCAATTGTCAATAATACGACGGTTGAATGTCGTTCCGTTCATCTCATTTATAGACATCTTGAAAAATTTGACTCTGTCTGTGGTTTGAATAGGAGAATATAAGTTGCCAGTAACAGATATTCCCATACTAAGAGAACATATATTTGAACTGTATTCTTCGTAATCCTCGTTTTCTATTGAAATATCCAACAACTTGATCGGTATTCTGGTTGGAGTATCTAGATTTTGAGCGTCCCATACATCTATACCAACAATTGGATTGAATTTAGGTGCTATTTGTTCCACTATTTGAGATGCTTCGTTCATACCTCTACACATCACCGTTAGTTCATATTCGAATTCATATGGTACTGAGTTAAACATGAAATCCATCTTGGATCCTGTTGCACTCGTACCTATCTTGTTGTTCCGATTCATGATTCGTTGGTCAATTTTGTTCATATTCACTAACGATATATTTGCTCTGGGTAATACATTGTAGTTCCCAGTCCTTAGTGCGTCTGCTGTGTGCGATTCGATTACCTTAGACTTCTCCTTCGAACTATATACAACAGGAACTGTCCTTGTCATTGTTACGTTCGCGCTGTCTTGATATTGAACCTCAAGATTGTTGAAAAAATCAAGTAACGCTAATGTGTACTTTCTGATAGTGCCATGATGAAAAGCCATTAAGTTCTCCTGTTCACATATTTATGATTCTGATGACATTTTTGGAGTAATTGTCGTTAATTTGATTCTGACAGTCACTCTTCTATAAAATAAAGTCGGTTTCCTTCTATTATAACCACTTAAATATTTTTCAGTTATGATCAGTCACTTTTCTATAAAATTAAAGTCGTTTCCTTCTATTATAACCACTTAAATATTTTTCAGTTATGATGAGTCACTTTCCTATAAAATAAAGTCGTTTCCTTCTATTATAACCACTTAAATATTTTTCAGTTATGATGAGTCACTTTCCTATAAAAT